AAATTAAACTTGCGTCATCAGGCATACCGCGCTCACGCATAATACTTAACAGCACGGATGACTATTTGATAAGCATCACCCGACGCCTCCGTACCAAGGGTTGAAAGAAGAACGTCACCAGTCGCGTTGGTGCCGTACATTTTAAGACCGCCAATATTGCTAAAATCCTGATAGGTCCAGCCAACGCCAGCGTTAAAGGCAACAACATCAGTGTCTGCATCATACCAAAGCTGAACACCGTCAAAGCCATAAACTTGCGCCCATATTTCTTGGATGCGAACTTCATTACAGGACTTACCTTGCTTGTTTGTCGCAAGACCCGAAACATCAATCTTGGTGACTTTTGCCTCGCCTGTACTATCAGAAAGATTTGTTAACTGGACAACAAGCTGACGCTCGCCATCTTCAATGGTGGTTGTGCTAACAGCATCTGCCATTTAATCCTCCTTTAAAAAATTGGGGGGAAAAAATCCCCCCAAAATTAATTATTCAAAAGGTGTGGCTAAAGTGCCGTCACCGTGGAGGAAAGCCTCGCAGTGCCATACAGCAGCCGTAGTCGCCTTTAAACGGATAATTCCACCTACAAGCCAACCCTGTGCTGCCGTACCAAGATCAATGGTATCGTCATCGCTTGCATCAGGTATGAAAGTGTTAGTGTCGCCAGCCGTTGCTGGATCAAATATTTGTGCAAAACCAGAATAAAGATCGCTGGCGTTGTCTGTGTTAATCTGACCCGCACCCGTGAAAGTCGTGCCTACAATAAAGGTGTAGTGAAGCCCTGCTGCCGCCGTAGGTAGCGTAACAACAATACCCGCTGCACGGTTAAGAGTAAAAACTGCACCGGATTGGGTTGATTCAACGCTGTAAGTAGCATCAGTAATAGAAACTACATTGTCATATGCAGAAACGTAACCAGTGGTTGTTATATTACCACTGCTGTCTACATCTAAATTAGTTGTGATCGCGCCAGTTCCAGAAGCTATTGAGACTTGCTCAAAGCCATTTTCTGAACGGACAGGACCGTTAAAAGTTGTTGCAGCCATTTGGCCATCCTCCTTACGAAAGGTATCGCCCTAGAGTCTTCGTAAGCGTCTGCTGGGCCAGTCGCTAGGGCTATGAAATCCCAGTTAAAAAAGAAAGGGGAGGGGCAAGCCCCTCCCCCCCCCATGGCACTTCTTCTTATGAAGAACCCGGCGAACCATACACGCCAAGAGGATCAGAAACACCAAACGAATAACGCTCACGGGCTTTATACCGTGCGTTACCAGTATTGAAGTCACCATCCATAGCGGTGGTCATCGCGGCACGCTCAAAATGTTTCATGCCATTTGGAACATCAGTAATCATGAACCATGCATTGGTATCGGTGAGATAGTGGTTCACACGATATCCTTCAGGAATTGTTCCATTATTCCTGATCGCATTGATGTCGTTATCCGCAGTAGATGGACGCTGCTCGCTATCCAGAATGCGGGTTGCCACAAACATCAGATCGGGGGGCACAATCAAACGACGCGGGCGAGCCGCAATCATAAGACCTCTTTGGTCCGTCCACTTAGCAATTGCAATAACAGCCGCCTCAAGAGAGGTTTCGTTAAGGTCAGCGCCCGTGGTAGGACGGTTAGAGTTTGTTCCACCTGATACTAATGGATGCGCGGTACTGAACATCGTAACGCCGTCACCAGACTGGTAAGAGTCAAACCCGTTATTAAGCGGGGTTGCAGCTTTAACCTGCTTGGTATACGCCATTGCGCGAGCCAGAGCTTTGGTATAACGACCACTGAGAGAATCATAGAGGTTGTCCTCCATAGCTTCTTCCGTAATCATAAATCCCATTGCCACTGTTTCGTGGTTGTACCGTGCTGTGTACGACTCCTGTGCGTTGTCATACGAAATAGCAGAACCTTCATTCTTTACAGGTGCTGCATCGAAACCTGCCAAGGCAACTTCTTCTTCAAAGCTACGCTCAGAGGATTCAGTTTCGTAAACCTCTTTATGCTCGTCTTCGTACTTCTCGTATTCGAGACCGAATAAAGCATTAAGACCCGGCAGGAGTTCTTTAAGCATTTGCGCTCTTGAAATAGCCATTGCTCAATCCTCCTTAAATGCCAGTCGTATCTTGGTATTGATGCGAAGCACAACTGTCACCAGTTGCGTCACCACCCGAATTAAACTTGCAAATAACATCCGTATAAGAGTCACCTACAGTTATATCTGGGCCATCAACAAAACCAATAATACGCACAGGTAGAGTTTTAGTAGTTGCTATCGTTGAAGAATCAATAGCATTCTTGCTCGTACCGATTGAAGTAGAACCAGCCGTCTGAACAACCGCAACATTATTACCAAGAGCAGTTTGAGCAAGACTTGCATCTCCCTGAGCTTGGAAAACAACATTAGGATCATCAACAACATATGCCATTGCATCAGAGGCTGCTACACTAGCAGTCCATTGCTGGGCATAAGTAGGCTGATTAGTATTGGGGTCTGTATATCGACACCCAACGAAAATTCCACAGGGAGTCATCGTCGTAGTACCAGCATCCTTTTGAATGGTGCCAGTATTTACAATTTTGACTACATCCCCATAGAAGATAGCGGTTCCATACCCGCTGGCAATCTTGATATGACGGATTGAATTGCTCCAATCGCCACCACCTAGAAGGCCGACAGGACGGAAACCATATGGTGCTGCCGTACTAGACATTGCACACGTCTCCTCTATAAAGTTTAAACCATACGGCTCAAACCTATGTAGGTTTTGAACCGCCTCCGAAGGTAACCCTCGACCTATTCTCATTAAGTTTAGGCATACGAGGATCATTATCCCTCATGTAGTTTTGATCCACAGAGTCCACTTGTTTTTGAGCCATCTTGCTATAATACTCAGAGCGAGCATCGACATTTTCTTTGCTCGTTTTACAAAGCAACAATCCACCCACTTCTATATTCCCCTCAAACTCACTATTCCTATCGGAAGTAAGCATTAGTTCTGGATGATCTTCTGCTCTTACAGGCTCCCAGCCCTCACGAAATCTCTTCGATGCATTCACATTGTCTGAGTTTCCCATGAGAGAAGTTCTAATCCACCGAAAAACGTAACCGTCTTGCGGTTGAGGATCAGGAAGAACCTGCGGTGGTTCCCAAGATTTAGGACGAGATGCGCTTTCTCGTGTATCTGTGTCTCTAGGTTTGCGCTCTATTGCCTTTCCGTCAGCCATTATGTCATCTCCTTCACGACTTGTGCCGCGTACTGTTCTGGCGTTAACCCAAGTTTCTTAGCGAGAGAAACCTGAGTTCCAGTTAGCTCCACTTTGCGCGGTCCTTTGCCCCCTCTTTTTGCGGGGGCAACTACCGGGGTTCTTCGGGAAGTCGGAGCCTCACTGGAGGTTTTTCCTTGCCCAAAGTATTCAGCAAACTGTTGGTGCATAACACTGTCAATTTGCTCATAATAAGCAGGATCTGATCTGGGATCGACACCCTGCTTGACTAATTTCTCATGTATTCCAATAGCAAACCCGGTCATTTCTTCATAGCCCGGTTGCTGAAACCAAGGGTTTCTTTTTATCCATTCTACAGCAGTAGGATCAGGCGCTGGCACTTCTGCTGCCTGCGGCTGTGGTTGCGGCTGCTGCTGTACTGGCTGCTGAACCGATGGCTCTGGCATATTATACATAAACTGAGACTTTTCAGCATGTAAACGAGCCAGTTCTTCCTGAGCATCAGCTATCTGATCAGGATCGCCGCCTTCATACGCATCACGATAGGTGCGCTTTGCACCCTCAATCTCTGCGTCAGTTTTGGCCGAAACCTGATCATAAAGAAGCCTGCGCTGCTCTCCAACCTGTTCTTTCAAAGCCTCATTTTGACTTTGTACAGAACGGGCATAATTGACAGCCTCAGTGCCTTCTCTGAAGGCTTGCTCCTTTGCCCTTCGTTCTTCATTCCACTCATAGCGTAATTTACTTATACGCTTTTGAACTCTTTCACCAAACTGAGAATCATCTTCGTCGTCTTCTTCAGAAGTCTCTACCCGTGGCGGCCTATTTTGATCTTCCTCTGGAACATCATTAACAACCTCAACTTCGATGTCATCGTTTTGTTCCAAAACATTTACAGGATCTGTAAGCTCATCAAAGTTTTCGGGAGCTTCCTGCTCTAAAGCTGCTTCATTGCTCATGCTCTTTTGACCCCCCTTGGATCTTCAATAGTTGCTTTGACACAATCGTCATTTATAAGACGAAACTCTTTTCCGTGGATTGAAACCCGCGTACCTGTGTAGGCTTGCATGATAATCCAGTCGCCCTTATTACAATAAGCGCCACTAGGAAAACGCGAAGCATCAGCAAAGGCATCTGGTCCCATACTCAGAACCATACCCGTAATGCTTGCCGTTTCTTCTCTTTGCCTAAAATCATCGGGGACATAAATGCCGCCCTCAGTTTTCTCTTCCTGTTCAGGAAGGGCAATAAGCAATTGAAATCCAGTTGGGGTTGGAAGCTGAGTAGCCTTGCGGCGTTCATCTTCCAGATCGACAACCTTTTCGGTCTTCGGCATAACTAACCTCCTATGCACGTTTTCGTCAAAATGACGAGGGTTACGGACCCTCTGCTCACGGTTAAGAGCCGTGGACTCTTGCATTATGTTTCATGTGAAACATAAGATTACTCTTGGCCTTTTTTGAAAGTCTCCACTAAATCAAGCAACTCTCTTTCAGCTAAGGCGAGACCCTCTATGATCCCCACCATTTTCTGATACTCTTCAAAACTATGCGCTGACCCTGTTGCAATAGCGTCAGCAGTTTCATTCATTCTTTCTCGAATGTTTTTCTGAAACACCTCAAATAAGGGTTGTTCCGTCAATTCTTGTTATCCTTCTGTTCGTCATCCATTAAGGCTTTGCCAGCCTGAGAAACAATCTTGGCTTTTTCAATAAGATTTTTTGCTTCCAGTTCTTCTTTTTTGTCGGCCAACTCTGCTTTGCTCTTCGCAATATCAACGCCTAAGCGCACACCTTCCAGTTCAGATTGCTGATCAATACGATATTGCTCTGTTTCCTGACGCATTTCAGCCTGAGCCATGTTTGCAGCAAGCCTTGCCTTGTCAGTGTCAGCTTTGCGTTGAATATCCTGCTGCTGCAACTCTAGTTTTTTCTGCTGCATCTGTATAACAGGATCTTCCATCTTCTGCTGGTTTTCTTGCTGTTGTGTTTCGCTAATATCTTTATTCAGCAAGCGCTCCGCAGCCTCAGCAACGAGCTTGGAAAGTCTAACCTCAACCTCGTTGGGCAACGGTTCGTCTGGTGGAGGCAACTCAACACCAAGTTCTTTTTCAATTTCTGCCCTGTATTTAAAAGCAAGATGCTCTTGAATATGAGCCGCCATAGAAGACGCGATTGTAGAAGCCATCGGGCTTTCCCCAACCAACGCCTGTACTTTCGGATCTTGCACAGCCGCCTGATGAATTTGAATATGAGCGTCATGATCCTGATGAATAAACGCTTTCAATGGTTTGCCGTTCAAAACATCCATGTTTTCTGAAACAGGATCGCGTGGTTTTCTTTCCTCAGACAGTGGAATAATTTTTTGTGCATCGTCAATACCCAGAACATCAAGCATTTGCCTGTGAAGTTCTGGCAAATCATACATCTGCGGAGCCTGTTGTGCTAACTGCAACGCTGCCTGATATTGCATAATTCGTTGCGACATTGTTGAAGAGTTCGGATCGCTAACAGGAATAACATCAACGCGCCCGTCAAAGTCTTCAGCTTTTACACTATCCTCTTCTTCTTCGTAGTCATAGCCTTCTTCTGTTGCATAATCTTTGACAAGATCAGAAAGAAGAACAAATTCTTTTTTCATAGCCGCATGAAGGCGTGCCTGTATAGCAGTCATGACCTTCATGCTACGCTCTATTAAGGCTAAAGTTGTACCAACAGGCGCATCCTGTTTCATGTCGGCCAGCTTTAGATCGGTCAGGGAAGCGAACCTTCTGCCTTCTTCAACAATCTCTCCAAGCATTTGATACAAAACATTGCTAGGTTCTTTGTAAGGAAGGAAAGTAATGTTGTCTTTTATTGCCCCTCCCGCAATATCAACATCGCGGAACTCACCCGGCATAATTGGCGAATCATCCCCCTTAATTCGCAAACCCCTCGCTTTTAGACCTCCGGGCAAATTTGCCAGCGTCCCTGCGTCTACCAATTGCCGAAGCAATGATGTAGCGCTCTTAGCGAGACCCCCAATTAGATGTATGAGACCAAAGCCATAAAACCCAAGTCCGGGCATATACTGGTAATGAACAAAATGCATACGCTTCATTCTGCGCTCATCATCTTCATACCAGTTTCTGCGTATAGCCAATACATGGCCGCCGCTTTTGGCAATGGTTACAACGTAAGGGAGGGCAATGCCTGTTTCTTCACCATCATCATCCGTGTCTTCATAGCCCGGAAGATCAAGATCAACGTGGACCTCAAGAAGAACATGACGAGAGTCTGAGTCTACAGGAGTTTCTCCTTCAATTTCATTATACTTTTCCTGTATTTGTGAAATTTCATGAGAAGCGCTGCCAATATCAACATCTCTATAAAGACCCGCAGCCTGCAATTTGCGTATCTCGTTTTCTGATTTACGCATAACATGCGTGTAGCGCTCTGCTGTTAAAAGATCGGTTGCTCCGTAACCAACAACAAAATCTTCGGCAGGAACAAAATGAGCGCAAGGACGATCCATTGTTGGATCAAAATAAACTTTTTTGAAAGCAGAGCCTGCTAGAGGCAAGTTAAAAAGAAGCTGTTCCATTTCTGGACGATATTCGGTCATTTTATCCAGAATAAGATAATTCATAAAATCCTGAATACGATGTGCCTGTTTTTCTTTATCGTCAGTTATTTTGCCAACAATTTTTGTTTTAACCGGACCACTTGAAGGAAAAACCTCCATTATTGCCTGTGACTGAAACCTTATAACAGCTTCAGTGAGAATGGGGTGATGAACACCACAAGCACCGGGCCACGGCGTTGTCCTGTCTTCAATCTTCAGACCAAGCAATTCAAGCCCGTCTACATATGTTTGCTCCCAGTCAGATCTTGACGACATATCGCCCTCAAAATCCCCTCTTATCTGAGAACTGAGACTGCGAAGATCATCCTCTTCCATAAAATCGGCAAGATTGTCATCATGCTGGTCTTCGCCGCGCTCTTCTCCTTTTGGATCAAAATCTATTATGACACCGCCATCTTCGGTTTCTATCGAAACAGCGTCTGGATTAACAACAGAAATTTCTAATGGCTGTTCGTTTGAGTCAGGATCAAGCTCATCAAACCCTTCTGGAGCGTTAGAAAAGCTGGGAGCCTGAGCAATGGCTTTTTCAATCGCCATTAACTAGACCTTTTTAGCAGTAGACACATAGTTTTTGGGAGGCTTCTGGGCGTTGTCAGAAACTTGATCAGCATAAGCATGATAAATAAGACCTTTGGTGGCTGCACCAGTGCCCTTTATTTTAACATGCTTTCTTGCGGGAGGAGTACCCAGATCTCTTGAAATTATCCTATCTTGATGCATTCTTTGTCTCCTTCTTTTTAATATCACCTAAAACATATCCAAAGCCGTTCTTTCTCAAGAAAAGCCGTATTTCTGTTATGGGACGTGCCCACGCCATATGAGGAACAGCGGTGCCCCACCCATAAGAGCTAACCATACTGGGAACGCCTATTAACTCGTATTGGTTTCTTTGGCTATAAACAAATAAAGAGCCGCCACTATTACCAAATATAATAGGAGCAGAAGCAAGCCAAAGAGGGTTGCCATTAATATCTTTTGAAAAGCCAGCAAGAAATCCTGATGTCGGAAAGGGAGGCTTTCCTAGCCCTGCGCCGACAGCAAACACATCGCTAAAAATCCAAGGGCCAGTATCTTTTTTTTCTGGATACAACTTAGCGACAAAAGGCATAAGACGCTCAGTATCTGTTATTTTTAAAAGAGCCAAATCACGCTTTTCATCATACGCAACGATATCTGCTTCTCTGCCAATCGTTCCAATTAACTCACTATAGTTATTATACTCAAAAACCTCAACATCAACAGGCCGTCTTCTTTCCACATCAACCTTTTTTTCTTTAGCAGAGTCCCATTCTTGCTCTACAGAAACATTGTTTTCAATAACGTGGTAGTTTGTTAGCACTAAACTAACAATTATGCCGTCAACTTTATTAGAAAAAATAACAGTGCCAGATCCAGCGCCCTGTTCAAGGGAAACAAGAACCGTTGGGTAAAGCATTTGTTTGTGCTTCTTTTCTATGTTTTCCAGCAAACTTTCAGCAATAGCAAACGAACAGGAAAACGAAAGAACGACACAGAAAAATATAGTTCCAATAAATTTCTTCACTTCACAGATTCCTTTTTCTAAGGAAGTTAAGAAAATCAACACCTGTTTCAATATCATGAAACACCGTTACAAGCCCAGAATCGTTATCGTCTTTTTCAGGCTGCACAATTGTCAAAACAGAAGGAGAAAGATTTTGGTTCTTCAGCCCTAACTGTTTAGCGTAGTTATCGTGAATTTTGTAAGAAGCCACCCTAATTGCATGAGTAACAAGCCCGTCTGTAGGCTGTTTTATAATTTGATACCCGCTAATATGCCTGTGCCCGCTTATAAGAACATGATCTGTGTGTCCCATTTGCGCTGCTTTGGCAGGTCCATGAGCAGAGTTCCACTGAGAATGACCTGACCAGTCATGCCTAGCGTGAATACGAACCTGTTTCTTATTAGGAAACACTAATCCAATTCTTGCTCCATGCGCTTCATAAACACCGCTTTGCTTTCTGACCATCCACTGAATAGGATCACCGTTTCCTACCCAAAGATCATGATTGCCGCCAATAATATATAGCCAGTCAATACTTGTTACCAACCATTCAACCAGCTTCCACGTTTCCGCTTCTGTTGTTGTCTGGTGAGCATGAAGTCTGGCTAGCCTTCCAACCCAGTGGTTAGCAAGGTCTCCAACTGTTGCCCCGAACAATCCTTCTGTATCGCTAACAAGTTTTACATGGCTTTCAAGCAAATCAATTGAGGTGCCCGGATCATCAACATGAGGGTCTCCCAGATGCAATATTCCTATTGGCCCGTCAATTCTTACTCGACAATTTATAAGATTGCGGCTTTTTTCAAAATTATCGCGCCTTTGAAACTCTCTTTTTCTTTTAGAGATAATTTCATCAAGGTCGGCAACTTCATCATGTAAGTCGTCTTTGTTTATTTCAAAAGGTTCAGGCTCTGGAGTGTTTGACTCGTTGCGTTGCAACGATAAATTAGATTTTTGAAGCCTTCTGTAAAAAGAAGATGCAGACATATTTAAAGATCGTGCTGCTTCGGCGGCGTTGTTTCCATACATCATGTAGGCATCAACAACCAAATTTACCTCTTCCTTGGTAATTGGCGGTCTTCCAGAAGACATGGTCACCTCATTTATAGTTAATAATACTCAACGCGACGTATGTTCATCTCCTCCTCTTCTTCATCAGAAGGAACACGAATAAAGCCCCCCTGTCTAAACCTAAGAAGGGCTTGGGTTGAAGAGTCAACAAGGTCATCATGCTCTCCAACGGGAAAAGCAGCAAATTCCTCTATGACCTCTTCTGCCCAGTGTTTTGAGGGTGCCCAGACCAGTCCAGACGCAAACAAATCACTAACAGCATTAACACGGGCTATCTTGTCGTTTCCTCTTGACGGCGTGTAATCACTTACGGGAATGCCCATAGACCGTAATTCAAAGATAAGAGGAGCGCCCGCTGCCTTAGCTTCAACAATACAAGCATCAGGCTCCCATTCATTATATGCTTTTTGGGCAACGGACTTGAGTTCTGGAAACTCCATTCTGTCTTTAAATGAGTCAAGCAAAATAATATTTGCGTTTTCTTTTCCAGAATCGTCTTCCCGAAAAAATACACCCCACGTTGTACAAGCAGAATAGTCAGCCCGTTCTGTTTTAAGAAAAGCCGTATCCCAAGACTGAATAATAAACTCACAATCAGGAGGGCTGTCTTTTTCCCACGTTCTCCACCAGTCGCGTTTTATCAGCGCCTGTTCTTCTGCTGTCGGGTCTTGCTGATACTGGGCAGACCATTTGGAAGCAGGAAGTTCAGCTTTTAGCTTTTCAAGTTCTTCTTTTGGCCAAAATTCTGGCCATAGACTATTGCCTGATGGCAATATAGCGGGAAGCTGTATAACCTCCCAACCATCGCTACCTTCACGCTGTTGAGAGGCTTTCAAAATCTGTCCTGCCAAATCGCGCTGGTGCCATCGTGTCATTACGATAACAATAGCGCCTCCCGGCTGTAGCCTTTGTCTTGGTCCCGATGTGTACCACTCATATACTGGATCAAAGACGGAAACGTCAGGTGAGCGGGCCTCTTGTTCACTATGTGGATCATCTATAATTAGTAGGTCTGCGCCCTTACCCGTTACCGCCCCTCCAACACCGATGGCAAAATACTCGCCTTCGGAGTTTGTGTTCCATCGTCCTGCTGCTTTAGAATCTTGCCGCAGCTTAGTGCCCGGAAAAATTTCCTGAAAGCTCACGTCTCCAACAAGGTTCCGCACTTTTCTTCCAAACCCGACAGCCAGTTCAGCCGTATGAGCCGTTTGAATTACTTTCTTTTCGGGGGCACGCCCCAAGAACCATGCAGGAAGAAGATAAGAAGCAAATTCTGATTTTGTATGACGAGGCGGCATGTTGATGATAAGCCTTTTCAACTTACCATTTACAACACGCTCAAACGCATCTGCCATAATCTTGTGGTGGTCGCCTTCTATAAAAGCTGGCCACACTTTCTTAACGAAAGGAATAAACCTTTGAATTACCTTTTCGCGTTCTTTTGCATCTTCCAGCTTGTCTAACAACGATAGAATTTCTTTCTGCTCTTCATAGGGCAGAGTGTCTATCTTGCTTAGGTAAGACCGAAGCTGTTGATCCTGCATAAAAATTTTCCAAAAAGAAAGAGCGCCGAAGCGCTCTTTCAAATTACAAGAGGGGAATATTTGCACGGGTAAGGGTAGCCCCGGAACCCGTTCCAGAGAGTTCTCTCTAGAACGATATCACACTACCCCCCTTTACAAGACTGGTCAATATAAGTTTTTTCTTTATTGCTATTAGTAAAAAAAGCTGGAGGGGGGAAGAGTTGAACTCCCCAACCTCAATGTCAACAACCGGCATTATTAACATGGGTTACTCCTTGCCCTCCACAGGTTTCCTTAATATTTTAAACTCACAACTATCCGCACAGGGACTGTCCCAGATATTAATAGCCAGTGCCCTGTCAGGACTGCCTCCCTTGCCAAGGTAATCTTCTCTAAAATCCATCATACAGAAAAGATTTGGTTTGTAACGCTCAAATTGCTCCCTGCCTTTTTTACAGGCCCAAAGCCTTTCACTGCTGATAAGCGCCATTTTTTCTATTCCGATTTCAAACGCATGATCAATAAACTGTCTTATGTCCTTGAAGGGAGGATTGGTCATTATGTTAGGAAAGGGGGCTTCTTTGAATGAAAAAAAGTCCTGCCCCTCTTGAATATCAGTGCAGTGGACGTTGCCCACCATATATCTTTTTCCAATAGAATGAGATTTTTCTGTAACAACAGCATAGGATTTTATTTCTTTTGCTATGCGTTTATCACCAGCACACGGCTCCCATATATCAAGCGCCTGACAAGAAGCATTCTGACGGTTCATAAACTCCTTAACCATTAGCCCAACAATACTAAATGGCGTTGGATAAAAATCATGCTCTTTTCTCATGAAAACGGCCTCCCTGTTGCCCAAAATACTAAAGATTTTCTAGTGCCCCACCACACAGGACGGACCCTGTGAACCAGATATGATGGAAAAGCAATCATTGTGCCTAAGCCCTGTGGGGGATATTTGCCATCAGCGCTTCCACCCACAACTGTAAGGCGGCCACCAATAAATTCAGACGGATCAGAAAGATTGATTGAAACACTCAGCTTTCTGGCATCGGTATCGGCTCCAGTTCCAAGGTCCATATGATAAAAATAATGACAAAAAGGACCATATACTGAGTATTGTGCGGCTTGAAGTGCGTCTATCTCAAAGCCCCAGTGTTGTTTATTAAGCAAACAAAGAGCGTTCCACACCTTGTCATAGGCAAATTTTATTTCTGTTGAACTGAGCCAAGCAATATTTGATCTTCTAATAATGGAGTTTAATTTGTTTTTGTATATAACGGTTCCAGTGCCAAGCTCACAATCTTCTCCCCTTTTTATAATTTCTTTTACTTCGCCTGTGGAAAACAGTTTGTTAACTGACTTCCAGCAATCAAGAGTTCTTTCAAGATTTTGGTGCAAGAAAGGATTATAAAAACTATCCACCCTGACCCCGTTTTCTTTTTTTTGTGCCCCGCCATGCTGACTTTGGTCCCAGTTTCTTTCTTCCGTTAAAGGGACGAAGTTTGTTTCTACGTCGGGTTTTGGTCTTAGAGCTATAAGTCGTTGTGATTTTTTTTGCCATTAATCTCCCAGACCCTTTTCTGCAATCATTACATAAAGCTCTGTTCCTTCGCTCACATCAGCAATGTCCCTTATTTCTTTTAATGCCTCACGCATTCTTTGGTTTTCTACCAGCAGCTTACGTTCATATTCATCACGATAGGTACGCTTCGGTTCGTTTTTTTTACGCCACTCATCTATTGGATAGATACCGCGCCACATCCCCTTATCAACATGAAGAACGCCCCGTTCAGCAAGTCTTTCCACCATTCTGTATATATTACTAACGGCTGTTCCTGTAAGAAGAGCCAGTTCCCGGTAAGAGGGGCCAGTCTCGTGATCAGCCCAGAATTTAATAATGCGGTCACTCAAATCTTTTTGCGTTGGTGTCATTAGTCCTCCTCAATAATATAAATTGGTTTTTGAAGAATGGTGGCAAGCTCCAGTTCCATCTGGATACCTAAAGACTTTTCCCAGTCAGGGAGTGCCAACACTGCTACCCCGTCACATTTTCTGAGCATTTTGAGATCCCAGTGCATCCACCATGAATGATCCTTATCCTCACCATAAGGGAAAAGCCCTGTGCCACTCACAATTGGACTAAACACGGTAACCCCCATATTCATGAGGGTGAAAAGCATCTTTTTGGTGCTTCTTACTCTGTTTATGGCCTCGTCGCCGTCAATGGTTCCCCCAGAGGTGTAGGGAGAGGAAAGATAAATCAGGTCATCCCCGACTGTGGCAATAAAGTTCATGGCCTCAGGTGAGGGCATCATGAACTCACTTGAAGAATCACTGGCAAGAACGGGGGTAACAGAGATCTCAAAAACAGGATACCCCTGTTTACTAAAATCCGTTGGCTTATTCATTAGTCTACGCCAGTTCATGGTCACCTCCACCCCTACAATAGCACAGGATAAAAGACTTGTTAACCAAAAATATTATTATAAGAAGCACCTAGTGTACCCTAGTTTAGATAAACTATATTCTATACAGTTTAACTAATTAGGATACACTAGCTAGTGTACACTAGGGGTAGACTAGAACTAAAAACTATGATAAATATAGCCTAGTTTCACCCTAAGCGGGGGCACTCCTTACTTTTAGTTGGTTAGGTGAGTCGAGATACCTTCGTAGCACGATTAGGGTAAAATTAGCACTAGCAACTCCCTGATAGTGCGACAAACTTTAGCCCCATCCTATCACTAGGGTGGGGTTTTTTTATAAATAGCACCCTAGCTCCTAGTAAAAGCAGTGAACTGGTGAAAAAGATTAAATAACCCCAGAATACAGCCAATCTAGTGGTGAAGGGATCGATGAATTAGTGATGAATGCCAGTGAATTTATAAACAGCCTGTAAGAAGGATTCATCGCAATTCACTAGTAATTCACCAGTAGAATGGCAGAATACTGGGATTTTCACCGCATTCACTACTATAGCCCTAGTACCTGTCTAGTTAATTACATTCCTCCTCAGGTATAAAGAAATATTGGCTGTGTAATTTTTAAAATATAGGGGGTGGGGGCACAAATCATGAACAAAAGCAGAACAGTTTAGGGTTATCAAATATTGGTAATCGTTTGAGTGAAACAGTGTTGGGGTGGGGTGGGGGTGTCTTCACGGTCGAAAGGGGGGTGGCCCCTCCCGATCCGCGCCTCCGTCAGAGTGTGGCTATAAAGGGGTGCCCAGACGCTGGGGAAACACCTCAGGCCGTCTGGGTTGCTGGCAGACAGACATGGCACCTCAGTGGACCGTGCACGGACGCACAGGCACCATCTACTTGGAGAGTAGAGCGGTCAGTCGTGCTTCCAACTGGGCACGTACTTCATCGGGTGAGGTCTCAGCCTCGACAGTCTCAACGACATCGGTCCACATCCTGACTGAGCTATCCTTACCCAATAGCTCCAGCGCCCGGACGCGAGCAGCATCCGAATCGGCGTGGGCTGCCTCATGCTCCAGTCGCTCCACGATCCAGCGTCGTCGAGTGAGCGCTGAGGATAGCGCAGCACGCTCAACAGATGCCTCATGCGCTAGTAGTCTCCGGGTGATCTCAGGGTGACTGGCAAGTAGACTGGCCTCAGTGTAAATCGCGCTAGCCTTCATGCCCTTAGCATCATACGCCGCACGGTAAGCGTCAGCTTGCGTTGCGCCTTTGATCATCTCCGCAAGGAACCGCTCCTGCTTGGCAGTGAGAGGCCGCTTCTTCTTCTTGCCCTCAGCCTTCTCGCTCTCCGACTGGTCGCTAACCAGTGTGAGTTTCGGCTTATCTTTGTCGCCCATATCACTCTCCAAATATTGCTTGGCCAATAATAATCCAAGCACTGCATCCCAGTCGAGTGGAGGGTTTTGGTAATTAATTCACATTAATTCACACTTAGGGGTTGCAATGTATGAAGAATGGGTACATATACTGCCTACGGCAGACGGGCCAACGAGACTTGCTCTTGGTCGCAGGGTTTACACCCTAGCCTGAGACCCCGCGATAAGGGGTCGCTCCACAGAGGGACACACGAGTATCCTCCCAGCGCTAGGCACCTGATACGGCCAAGCCGATTAACAACT